TGCTTTTGGTAGACTGCAATCTGAGATGGTGCAACCATTATTACAAAGAGTTGTCTACATATTACAGAAGCAGGGTCGAATAGAAATGCCAACAGTTAATGGTAGGGAAGTTAAAATTCGTAGTGTTTCTCCCCTAGCACAAGCACAAAGCAATCAAGATATTGTTTCTCTAAATCGTTTCCTACAAACTGTGGCAGGATCATTCGGTCCTGAGATATTAAATATACTTATATCGTCAGAAGAAACTGCACTCTATTTGGCAAAGAAGTTTGGTGTACCTGATAATTTAATTAGAGATGCAGATGAAAGAGAACAATTAATTAGATCAGTACAGCAGATGCAACAGATGCAACAACAAGGAGAGCTACCTAATGCCGCAACACTTGGGGGTTGACGGATATCCTAGACCTAAAGAACAAGACGAACAAATTTCTAAAGTCATAGAATCAGTTTTTAAAACTCCAAATGGTTTGGAGATGTTACAGTATTTAAAGTCAATAACTATCGAGGCAGTTAGTGGTGCTAATATTTCAGATGCAGAACTTAGACATTTGGAAGGGCAACGATATTTAGTGGCTTTAATAGTCAAAAGAATCAATCATGCAGTGAGGTTAAAAAAATGAGTGAAGAACAAGCAACACCAATAGAACAAACAGAATCAGCTACAGAAACCCCAACTGAAACAAGTGTGCCTCCCACATCTGTTGACTCTGTAGCTGAACCAACTAGACCATCTTGGTTAAATGAAAAGTTCGAAACTGGAGAGGACTTACAAAAGTCATATGATGAACTTGCATCTAAACTTGGCAAAAGCAAAGAAGATGTGAAGAATGAAGTCTTGCAAGAACTTGAAACAGAAGCCTATGCTAATAGACCTGCAAGTGCAGGTGATTATATTATACCTGAGATACTAGATGAAGGTGAGGCGGCAACTAATCCTTTACTGAAATGGTGGTCAGAATATTCTTGGAACAATGGTTTATCACAAGAAGAGTTTGATGAAGGTATTACTAAATGGGCAGAGTATAATACTTCTGATGAACCTGATCTTGAACAAGTAAAAAAAGATTTAGGTGATAATGCTAATCCAAGAGTAGAAGCGGTGCAGTTATTTATGAATAAGTTTTTTCCTGAAGAACTACAAGATGCTGTGGCACAGCTTGGCACAAGTGCAGAAGGTATAAAAGCATTAGAACTTATACAAAGATCAATGCAACAAACAGCACCTAATGCTCAGGCATCATCACCATCTAAAGTAACTATTGAAGATCTTATGGCTAAGATGCGAGATCCTAGATACTATGATCCTGCAAGAAGAGATAAAGCATATGTTCAAGAAATAACAGATGGCTTCAAGAGAATTTAATGGCGAGGGTATCTATGATGGATACCCTATTGTTAAATCACATATAAAACATTTGAACTATCTGCAAAATAATATGAGAGATTCAGATGTCAGAGAGTGCATG